TTCCGAGAAAGGGACATGGGTGCGGACATAGAAACAGCCGTTGGCAAAATCTCGGATCGAGTTTAACATCGCTCCGATGTTTCTAGGCATAGTTTTCACGTTTAGGGCGTAATCGGGCTTTAGCGGATTGGTTACGATTACCGTAGAACCAGCGAGCTTTCTCTTTGATCCTCTCGATCTCGGCATCGATCTCTCGCTTTTTACGGATAGACTCATTGATCATACACCAGTCTGAAGCGGCTCCCAGGGTCAGAACTCGGTGGAACTCTCGGTCAATAGCCGGCTCATCCTCGTCGTCTTCTAATGGGCTGACACTTCTTGAAACGTAGAGGACTAATCCCCCAGCTAAAGTGACAGAGCTCTTTGACGGGGCGGGGTAGAGTATCAGAGACCGGCCTCGGAGGGCAAAGCCAAGCGGAGCTCCCGGTTTGCCGTAGTATTCATCCAAAGATTGCTCAACATCATCTTCATAGACATTGCGGAGTTTGTAGTATTTGCCGTTGGAGTGCTTGATCTCCACTCGGTATATCTCCCGGGCGTCTGTCGGGATAACATAGTCCTGCTGGTTATCAGTTAAGGAAGTGACCGCCTTGTCTAAGGTAGAGTAAGAGGAGTCGCCGAACTTCCAGTGGCCTTGATTCTGCCAGATAAAAGTTACGAACTCGTCATAGCGTCTGTTAATTGACCGGACTAAGTCATCATCCGAGAAATCCGTATCACTGGTACTGGTTATGAAACGTATATCTTTTTTGATTTCTTGTAAATTCATAATATTTTTTATTAAAACTCTCTATAACCCCCTCCCGGGAAGGGGGCTAAGAAAGTTCTAAGGAGCGATCTTGGCTGCCAAGAAGCGGTGTTTAGATTTCTCGAACAAGCCCGTACCGTAGAGGGTGTGGACATACATGTACTGTCCCAACCTGTTAGGTACTTCTTTGAAGATAACTCGAGGAGTCATCTGGGTTACAAGGTCAATCATTCCTCGCCGACCAATGTAGGCGTTTACGGTGTTGTCAGTTCCGCCGTACTCTTCGGTTGGCAAGTTATTGGAAACATACCAATCAAATCCGAACCAGTTGCCAACAAACCCATTTCGGAGAGTAGCGTCAGATACCGAGAAGCCGGAGTCTGCTGCTTTCTCCTCAATTCGCTGGATAAGCTTCGGAGGGGCTACGACAACCATGTCGCCGACCTCTTCAACATCCATCCGGCGCATTTTCTCTCGGGCACTGGCAAAGATGTCGATGACATTGCCGGAGGCCGAGTCAATAGCCGAACCTGCGTTACCGCCGATGTCCCCGTCGTCAAGGGAGCTGGCTGCTCCGGTGACATTGAGGAAGACGTTGGTGTCAATGTTGTCAGCGATCTTGTAAGTGGCCGATTCGATCAAGTGTTGCATTTGGTCAGGTCGGGTCTGCAACTCCTCAACGTTATCAACGTACACTCGGGCGATCTTGCTCTGGTTGACAACCAAAGTCTCGTCGGTAGCTGTTAACTGGTCGTGATTTTCGATGTCCTGACCGGGGACATAATCTACAACGGATACATCGTCGTAGTAAGAGAAGTGGATAGTGTCACCGTCTCGCAGAGTTGGTTCCCAGCGCGTGTTGGCAACCACCGAGGAAACCATAGATTTCCGTAGTGGTACTTGCATTTGCTGTGCCCAATGCTCTGCAACGATCCCGGAAGCACCTGTTCTGTGTGTAAAACTCATAGTGTGTTAAGTCCTATACCGATTTTGAAGCCAAGCTTGATATTCATCTAGTTCTTTTCTCCCCTGCTCACCTTCGTTGAACTTCTGGTGGACAGTTTCCTGTGTCCAAGAACTAAAATCCTTTTCCGTTGGCTGTTGTCGGTTAGTAGGAGTAGGGTTAGCTTCGCTTTTAATTGTTTTATCTCTCCTGTGCTTGATCAATGCCTGGACATCCTCGCTGTTGGCCGCCTTGGCCGGAGAAATATTGAAAGCCGTGGCGTGCTTTTTAATGATGTCGATCTCATCGGCGGAATAGTCTTTCAGAGCTTGAACGGTTTTAGCTAGCTCGAATGGATCCTGCCCGCTAAACTCTTCCTCGATCTTTTCCTCCTTAGAGGTCTTTTCATCATTGCTTGGAGATTGCTCTTTAGCTTTGTACTTCTTTAGCTCTTGCTCGGCTTTGGTTGCCCGGGCGTAGAGCTGTCGTTCGTAATCGGTGTACTGTCGCTGTTCGGAGCCTTCTCCTTGATCGGTTGATGAGTCGATCTGCTCTTCTTGGCCACTTGATGAGTCGGCCTCCTCTTCATGACCGGTTGTTGAGTCGGTCTGCTCTAATTCTTCTGGCATAGTTTATGAGTTATTAGCTCTATTAAATATAATCATCGAATTCGTGAGAATTACCTTGTTTCTCCAAACTGATGATCTGTTGCTTAATATTATACAGTATTTTCACTGCTCGGTCACTGGCGATGTTGTCAATGGCAATATCAGTCAGGTTTTTGATATTCGGGTCAACGTTAATCCGGCCTAACTCTGTGGCTCGTTCATCGATTAAATCAAAGAGGGCTTTGCCTTGATTGCTCTTGGCGAGCTTGGCTAAGTAGCGATCTCTGGTTTCTTTCCTCATACAGTTTGTTCAATTTGACCTTGTAAATCCTGCTGAACCGGGCCGGAAATACCACCTCCTCGTTGGGTGTTCTCCCTAGCGGACTGTAAGATACCGCCTGACGGGACAGTTTCGGCCGTTTCAATGTCACCTAAGGAAAGGCCGATCGTTTCGAGTAGCTGGCCAAAGATCTTCCGCTTAGTCGGGTCGGTGAGGATAGTTTCATCTTGCTGGATCGCTTGCAAGACGGTGGTCATGTTGGCGGCTTGGGCTTGGATCTTGCGAGCTTCCTCGGTAATAACAATGTCAACATCGTAATCAACATCATCGTAAAACTCTGCCGGGATAGTTACTGACATTTCCCCGCCACCACTTCTAAGTCGTTGCTCAACCGAACCTCGGATCGCTTCGTACTGGGTTTGGGATGGTAGTTTTTGCTTCCGCCGGACAAAGTCCAAGAGCTTGGCGTTGGTGTTCTCAACCACCAAGAGGGAAGTCATTTTCTCAAAGTCCTCACCGGTCAGTTTCAAGTAATGCTCATCATTGTTCTGTTTCAAGAAGTCCTTGATAACGTCTTTCTTGATCATCTCTTTGATCTCAATAGCGATCCGCTCTCGGATGTCATCGAAGTAGGAAGTGGTTTGCTGGGCGGCCAGTTGAGCAGCCCCCAGCGGCGTGCCAGCCGGCAACCGTTCCCCTCGGATAACATCGAAAGACATAGAGTTCTCGTCTCGGTTCTGCATCCAGCGGTTTTCCTCTTGCGAGAAAGTCGGTAAGTTGCGGTCTTCGGTCGGGATCCGGGTGATCTCGGAGATAACAGACAGGACATCACCGTTTGCGGCTTCCTGGGTTAGGTTCTTAGGAGCCGAGGTATCTCGGGTCTGCCACATCGTAAGGGCGGCAAAGTAAGAGGCCTTAACTCGTAAGTTGGTGATCTCGTTGGTTCGGATCTGGGGATCGGCGTTTAGCTCGACCCGACCAACTCCCAGCCAGCGACCAGGGATCTTTTCCCAGTGAATTTCTCGGTACGGGAATTCCTCAATATCCTCCTCGGCTTTCCAGAGAACCACGCCTTGCTTCACATCCCCCATTTCATTGTGGAGGTTGTAGTCTTTCTGTTCGGGGGAATAAACAATAAACACCCCTCGGACATATTTATTGGGGTCGCCGTTGTCTTTTAAGTAAGACTCGGGGATTTCTCCTCGGTACTCAAAAAGGCGGAGGAACGGAGATTTGGTATTCCGCCACATCTCGATCGCCTCTTCAACATTATCCCACTTGCCTTCCTTTTTCCGCAAGTCCTCGGGGGAGTAGTAATGCCTTTCAATTAAGTGGGAAGACTGGGTTAGGGTGTCGGCACTTTGGTCAAGAACCAGGTTTCTAATATCAACCGGGAAAAACTGGCCGTTCACTTTTTTCAAAACAACAGTGCCGTAGATCGGGAGTTCGTAGAATACTGTTTTCAAGATCTTGGCGAAGTTGGTAACTTTTGCCCAATACTTAAAGTCCCGGTCTAAGAGCCAGGCTTTTAAGTGGTTACGCCCCGGAGTGGAGAGGATCTTAATATCCCCAGTGTTGAAAGATATCGCTTTGGTGGCTACGTCACAAGGGTTGCGGACAATATTGTAGAAGTATTTTTGAAACCCTTCCCGGTCAATATTACCCTTCTTAAACTTTGAATTATACAAACGGAGGTTTCGTTCGTGGACTTCTCGTTGATTGAAAGATATTTCGTTGGTGACGTAGGCTCGGCCGGAATTGAAGTCATCGACTCGTTTGATAATTTCTTTGAAAATAGATTTTTCCATTATTCGTATTCGTTAAACATTTTTACTCGTCTGCGTTTAGTAATGTCCCGACCTTCGTCTTCGGACTGGCGGTGGGCTGTCGGTAAATCCCAAACCGCCAACGCTAAGGCAATTACCAAATCGTCAGGTTTCTTGCCCCGACCTTTATATTTATTAAAACCGCTACTTGACATCACAACCTCGTAATCCATCATCTCTCGCATTAGGTCTTTGTGTTCTGGGATAGTGATAGACCGCTGTTCAATAAAAATAGCGAGCTTCTCGATCAGCTGGGCTTTGTTGTGGCCGGCAGTGCGGAACTCCTGGACATTGGCTCCGTCACGCAACAGGTCTTGGTAAACAGGGTCTCCCGGGCCGGTGCTTTCTATTATAATTTTAGCATTATTATATTTGGCGGACAACGCTTTGATATGTTCCTTCTGGAGAGCGTAGTCGGCTTTCACTATTTCCTCGATGTAAACCACCTTGTGGTTGAGCCTACTAAGGATGATAATGGCACTGGCGTCAGCCCGGCGACCAAGATCAACTCCCATAATATACAAGCCCCCGGGCTCGGGCCCTTTCTCGGGATAATCCTCAACAATATCTCGGATATTCGGGAAGACGGCGTTGGCCTCGGAGATGTACTCGGCCAAGTATTCCTGTCTAAAGGTAAGCTCGCTGTGGTTGTTTTTGAGTTTCTCCAGCTCTTCTTTCTTGATGTAGGGGTTGTCGTAAGTGGTGAAGTGAAACGCCGAGTCACCGAGTTCGAGTTCTTTATCGTAAAACCAGTTCTTACCGGTCGGGGTACTGATATACATGATCTTACCCTCTCGCTCGATCGTGGTCGGATAGATATAGCGTTCCCAGATATACTGGGGGAGACGAGAGGCCTCGTCTAAGATAACCAAGTCGGTGCTTCGGCCAAGGAGGGAGGTAGCGTTTTCGGCGGACTTGATCTGCATTTTTGAGCCGTGGGCAACGTCTAAAGAGGGGACGGGGTTTTTGGTGATGGTGTAGGATTGGCCGTGGGTTAGGATCTGGCCGACCCAGCCGGCGATGTTGTCAAAGATGATCTCGGAAAGATTGTAGTTTGGAGCAACGACCCAGATATTTTTGTTGGGCTTTAGAAGTTCTCTGAGAGCCAGGTAAGAACAGAGCTGGCTTTTGCCGAACCTCCTGCCCGCCCGCATCAGGATCTCTCGGGAATTGTCAAAAGTCTTGATCACGTCTTTTTGTTTTTCGTGAGGTGACCAGCGGATCTTTTCTTGCAATACTTTTTCGTTAATTTCGGGCATGGTTTTTTCTTTGGAATAAAGGGTTATCGTTATGTTCCTCGTGCCAATGTTTCTTTCTGGCGTGGGGGATGTAGTTGGCCTTATCTCGGAAGATGTACGGGAAACTTATTTGGTCACGCCAAGAGTGGCGACAGATCTCGGCCCACCAGGCTTCGTTTAAACGGTTCTGTTCAGGGGTGTGGCGACGGATCAGCATACAACACTGGCCGAGTCCGTGGTTTTCAGGGTAAGCCTCTTTTTTGTATTTGTCTATCTGTTCCTTGATCTTGTCTTGGTTCCCGACCTTCATTTGTTTGCAGAGTTCGGCTTCTTTATACACGCAGTTGTGTTTCGGGTGTTCGAGAACGGCGATGTCGTGGTGCTTGAGAAAGCCGTAGTACCAGTCCTCGGGTTGTTTCGGGAAAACATTGCCGTCAACCCAGATCGAGTATTCAGTGTCTAGGAATTTGTGGGGCAGGACTTTGTAGATCTTGGCTTTGAGAATAGGGCTGGTAAAGAGATTTTCACCGTGAAAGCAAGGAATATCTTTCCTGGGATGGTCTTTATTGTCGGTGATAGCGGTGTAGATCATTTAAATTTCTTTTTTAAGTGAGCTTTGTAATGCTCGATATATGAGTTACCGGTTAAATAGTAATCATTGTACTCCTCGGTTTTTAAAAGGCGGATAGTAATGCCCTGGGTTTTTATTATCCCCTCTCGCTTGTCGATCTTGTCCTCGATCAAAGTATTTAAAGCATGCTGATCACCTAAGTCCTGGGCGAGTTCCTCCCAGTGATCGAGAAAGGGAAGAATGGTTTTGGTAATAAAACACACCCCGAGGTTGATCTTGCCCTCGGGTCTTTTTGGTCGCCACTCCTCTTTCTTCCTCACCGTCACCGCTAAATCAAAGTCCGGAGTTAAGGGAATAGGTTTTCTGACAATGGTGTCGCCGTCTAGGATAACGGCAAAGTCGTGGGTTTTGAGAGTATCTCGGATCATGTCAAAGCGGTAAAGGCAGGGGGCGAATTTTCCGTTCTGCCATACCAAGTCATCTTTTTTCAAAGTTAAGGGCGTGCCGAGGTTTAGGTGGCCTAGATCGTAAACTTGGAAAGTGGCGTTGTTGAGTTCCAGATTTCTGGTTATGAAGTGTTTAAGGCGGTGGTCGGCTCCGATGCTAGCGATCATTGATACAAGTCTTTTAACTCGGCGTGTAAATGGGAGTGTTTGGATTTAGTGGCGGGGTAGCGGTCTTTGAGTTTAAGGACTTCTTGGGCGGCTCGGATAGAGTGGCCTCTAACTGCCGGGTCATCGTCTTTAGCCCATTGGTGGAGTTTCTGGACGATCGGGGTGTCGTCAATACTGCTCATAAAGTCTTGCCAGGTTTGGGAATGAGTAATGACTTGGGGTTTGTCTTGGGCGGATTTGCCGTAGCCGGATTCGGCTAGGATCTCTTTCATAGTCGGGGGGTTCTTGATCTCACCCTTGTTAAACTGTTCCATATACTTCAGGAACAGTCCCATAGCTTTTCTTTGACGCATGGTGGGGGCTTTGGGGAGTTTGGTGGCCATGGGTTAATTATAACCAATATCGGGGCTCTGTTCAATACATACTAGTATAGTACAAATATATATGGGGT